CTGGTACCAGTACAGCGCGTTAAGGCCAAGTTCGCAGTTCCTGAAGCGATTGAGAGTGAGCCTCGTTGCGAGGCCACCGGCGGTCCCTTGCTCGCGGGACTCCATCCCGTGGTTCCTGATAACGGGTACCGCAACTTTTTGGCAGCTTTTCGTAAACGCTGCAACTATCATTGTTCGGCTAGGGCCACGCCGAAGGTAATCCAAGGTGCCCTTACTTTCATTAATACTATTGCCCCTCGCCAGTTCGACAAGTTCGACTGGTCACACGATCTTTTTGAGGCCTGGAACGCCAAATTCACTCCTGACAAGCAAAAGCGCATGGTCGCGGCTTGTGCCAACTTTGGGACCACCAACCTTTATGGCTACAGCCATAAGGAGATTTTTGTCAAGGTCGAAGCCTTGTTGGTCCAGCACAAGCCCAATTGGGCCCCCCGTGTCATCTATAAAGGCACGGACGTTTATAATGCGCTTAGCGGGCCAATTTTTGAGGAGTTGATGAAAAGGATGGACCACGGCATGCAGGTCATGCCGGGGCCCCATCGCGTTAAAATGGCCTACAAGTGCGGGCCACTTGATTACGTTCCTTTTCTTGCTAAGTGTTCTGAGAAGGTGCTGGAATGTGACTTTTCCGGCAATGACAAGACTCAGTGCGCCGATGTGCAGATTCTCGAGTTGCTTTTGATGCGACGGCTGGGAGCACCGGAATGGTTCTGCAGGCTACATGCCAAAACGAACCAATTTTCGGTGGTCAACTACCAGCATGGCGCTCGAGCAAAACTCGAGAACCAACTGCCCACCGGTGCCACTGACACCACCTTCAGGAACACTTTTTGGAACGGGTGCATTCTTTTCGGGGCCTTATCCGCCTTGAAAGCCCGTTCCAGCCGCTCATTACTTTTGGGAGATGATATGGTAGCCACTGTGGACGGCATTTCATGCCGTTCACCAGCCAAGGCGTATGAAGGATTGGCCAAAGAGGCTCAAATGGTCGCGCGCGTCAAGGTCCATTCTGGACTAGTTGACGCGACCTTCTTGAGCCGCCTATTCGTGCCTACCCAGGACGGGATGTACCTCACGGTCCCCCTGATCGGGAAGGCAATTGGCCGGTTTAACATGCGCGCTAACGCGAATGAATCCGTCTCTGACGCGATGTATTTCGCAGGCAAGTCAGTTGGCTACGCATATGAGTTTCGCTTCTGTCCGCCCCTTCGCGACGTGTTCCTCGAGCGCTTTAGCGCAGAGTGGGACAACGTCGTTGCCGAAGGGGGGACTAAGATCAACCCGTCGACCTTAGAGATAGGTTGGCAAGCAAAGAGTGCCGGTGTCACCCTGGCAAATATCAAAGAGAAGATTTTCTCTAGCAGGGTGCTCACCTTCTTTGAATGCCACCGATTCACTTTGTATCGATACGGGTTGGACTTTTACGACGTGGTGGACCTGTTCACACGCGTCATTCTCACGGACCGCGAGGATGACGACACCACAACGGGAAGGATTTTGGCGGCTGACTTCATGCTCAGTTAAGCCCTTTGTAGATTTCGGGCCGCCATAATCCCGCCGTCGTGGGTAAACGGGCACATCTCGTCGGAGAATAATCGTGTGTTTGGGCGCTTACAAGCAGCCTGGCCACAAAAAAAAAAAAAAAA